GCCGCCAAGCACCATCTTTACCGCCGTATCAAGATCGTGTATCTCGCCGAGATAGCCACCTATACCATAGCACACTGATCCTATCGCTGCGAGCCATGTCTTATAGCCAGTCAATTGGTAATGTCCTCCTCAAATGCCGTATAGTCCTATCATAGTACCGGCAAAGCTGTGCACCGGCACTGAGGATGTCTGGGAAGCAAGGGCTCAATCTCGTCCAAAGTGAAAGGCTTGATCCGTGATCTAGTCTGCAACTCCTGGCATAGCGGGCATACTTTGAACCCTGCCGTCAACCACTCCGCCAAAACCTTGACGCCCTCAATCCCCGCCTGCCTGAACTCCGTAATGTTGGCCACGTGGTGCGCACGGATCACCTCCGTCCGCGCTATCAGTATAGCACGCGCTTTGCCGATGTGCTCAACCCGGTCATTCAGACTATCAAAAAGCTCTTTTCCGATCTGTATTGGGTTCTTCCCTTCAGCCATCCCCCGCGCTAACCCGGTAGTCAATCCCTCGGCCAGCCGGCGCCGTATCTGAGTATCCATGACCGAACTCACGGTCTTAAGGTCCTCAAAGACCCGCGAATAGATCAACCCTACGCGGTCGGCATGGAAGGGTTGGTTGAATACCGCCCCTATCCCGCCCGGGATTTGCTCGAAAGCCGGGATGTCTACCCCCTGAGCCCTCAGCTTTGTCCGTGCAGAACGAATGCCCTGCTGGTATGCACTCTCAATGAACACATTGGCCCAGGGCTCCTCGACAAATCCTCCGGCAATCCTGGCATATGGGCGACGGGTAAACTCTAAAATCCCCGCCTTCTCCTGTGCCTTCAGCCATTCCATGAAGGCGTCCACCTTCTCGGGCGTGCGTTTGAATTCGTAGGCCCTGGCGGGTATCGCCTGACTAACACTAAGACCCAAGCGCCCAAAGAGGTCGCTCCTTGGGGCCAGGGCGAAGGCGTCGTTCTCCACGATGCTCTCTTTCATATCCCGCGAGAGCTTGGAGAGCCGTCGTAACATTTCCCGCACGAAGCGGGCACGCAGACCGGTCGTTCGAGTTGGATCGCGGCGGAAACCTGTGTTGACGCGGGATAGGGTTTTCAGCCCAATATCCCCCCAATAAAACCAGTCATTCTGCCTTCCCCTCCCCGTCCGCCAGGTTCCCGATCCCACCAAGTATCTCCTCGATCTGCGCGATCCTGTTCCGAGTGAACCCCAGGATATCCTCCAGGAAAACATCCGGCGGGACAATCATGTCCGCGCCAACCGAGCCCACGTACTCCGACAGCGCCCTCGCCTTGATCTCTCCCGTCTCTGCTTCGGACTTTGGATCACGCCAGCGCCGGTTAGGCCAGACTATAGTGTAGCCTTCCGACGGGGCCGGGAGGACCCCCAGAGAGATCAGCCGGTCGATGAGCGGTCGCAGTATCCACGGCTCGCAGTAGTTCGAGCAGCGCTCCTCGATGTCGTCCCACCAGGATTGCATTGCCGCATCATCCCGGCCTGACCCGAGCTCACCCTTCTCCGGTCCGAGCAGTACGCGTCTGGGGATGCCAGTAGCGGCAGCGATCAAAGTGACCTCGACTTCGAACTGCTTCGAGATATCCTGGACCTGGGGGGAGAGCTGGAAGGGCGTCACTCCCTGAAGGAGCAGCTCGCGCTTGAATCCATGGATATAGTCTTCGATGGCATCGACCACGTCATTGATTTTTGTCTGGGACATCGTTGCATTAGGGTCCGCATTGAAAACGGTTCCGGGAAACCCGCCCCGCCAGGCTCCCTCTGCACCACCGGCAACGATAAGCTCCAGGTCCTTGACGCGGTTCAGGATTGCCTCCAGAGCTGGCGTCCCGAAAACTTCGCTCTCAAGTCTATTCTCTATGATATGCATTACCCGTGAATAGTGGCATCGCTGAGAGAGACCGATCCCCTCTCCTCCCTGGGCGGAAGTTTGGAGTTGGTAGAAGAGGGGTTGACCAAAGCGCGGGTCCTTAGAATCCGTCACCCACTGGACGACCTGTGCATTGTTCTCGGCATAGACGCCAAAATAGAGGAGTTGACCCGCCCGATCTGCAGGCTCGGAGAGGGGCTTACCATCATCCAGGCCCATCAGGAGCACACCATAGCGACCGATACGGGATACTACATCCGCCCGGCACAGGTAAGAGAGTATATGCAGTTTTTTCTCAAGGGCATCCCAGGCGTCCTCGAAAGGGGTCTCCTCCGTATCGGATTCGGAAAGACGCGGGCTCTTCCCTTTTCCGCTCCAGCAAGCGCGCGGCAGGACCTCGATGATGCGTTTGCAAATGTCATTGCGCCGATAGAGGCCCGCATAGTCTTCATACTGAGGGACCACCTTGTAGCCCATCGCCGCATAGACATCACGGTTGCCGTCGAAGGATTTGCCAAGGCTCCCTGCGATCGAGGCGCGCACGGATGACACAGAGAGCGCCTGAACGGCGGCTACAAGTTGCTGGACATCTCCGTTTTTGGTTTCAGACATCTTGGTGCCTTCTTTAGCTGGCGGAGGTTGACGCCCGTAAAGCCCTTCGGGAATCTCCAGGAATAGGCACCGGAAAAACCTCTACCTGTACCTTGGCTAACTGTGCCCTTTCGTGGGAATACAAAAACGGATTAGATATATCTTTATCTCTAATCATAAATTCCCTAAAATCTGGGGACATCATGCCTAAAAAAATATCCCATTGTTCATCCACATTGCAGTTGTCTTGTTTGAAATTGGTTTCTTTTTCTGTGTTTTTGATAAATTCAACAGCAAAAGCAAAACAATTCTCAAACCATTCTCCTTTAACTCTTTTAGTTTTAAGTAGCCTATGAAGTGATGATTCTATCTGTGAAGCATTTGAACAAACTTCAGATAGATAAATTTCATAAATTTTGAAACCAGATTGATTTTCTAATTCTTTCTTTCTTCTTTCTATATCTGATGTAATCCCGATTTTAACCTTTTCATCTTCTCGCTTTGCTACATATACCAACTTTTTCTTGCTCATCTTCTTTTCCTCCTTGTTCGAGGTTATTGGCCGGTGGGAGGGTGGAACAAGCACCCCCCCGTCCTGCAGAGACATCCGGCTGTGGAGAAATGTTTTTAATCCCGAAATGAACACGCCTAAACCTCATTGTGCCCAGAGAGAATGGATGTGATCTCATCCGGGCTTTTACCATTAACGGCCAACCACCAGCGGGAGAAGTTCTCCAGGCCTCGAATTGAGCGTGAATGAGATTGAAGTGTTCGCTCCATCATCCGATGATGATCGGAGCAGGTTTCCAGTGTTACCATATTTGATACCTTCTGATCCTGCCTTGCAATGTCGCGGGTGTTCTGAGCCACACTGCGATTAAGAATTCCATATCCTACGGCTCCTGTCAATAAAAAAATCCCCAAAGTCAAAACATAACCAAAATCCATCTCCATCAGCTCGATCTCCTTAGCACTCCCACGTTTGCCCCCGATGTCAGCATAAGAAAGGCCCCGGAGCTGGCATCAACTTGGTCAGCAAGGCATCCTTGGGAACCGTCGAAATTCTCCAACTCCCCAATATAGGCCTCATTCCATGCACCTCGAATTAACTTGACGTTTCCGACCTCGGCCTGGGCGGAAAGCCCCCGAGCCCGCACTCCCTTGGCCTCATGCACGGCATTGACCCTGGCATCATAGCCCGCCAGATTGGTCACCTGGAGTTGCGCCTCAACCTTCCCGGCCTGGCCCGGGTCCTGTTCGATCCCTACACGCACGCGGTCCCCATCCTGGCTGGCCGTATTTTTGATCGCGGCCTGGACGGTCGCAGGAGACCCCTGGAATCTTATGACATCGAGGACCCAATAGCCACACTGCCTGTCGCGGCCCATCTTTACTCCTACGGTCCAGGAGCCCCGAGGATCGGCATTTTGCGCGGCAGTAGCAGCACGGTCCCAATAGCGCACGATGTCCGTCATGGCGGGGGCCGCCGGGCATATCTCGAACCAATTGCGATTGAAAAAAGAGCCTGCCGACTCCCGCACATTCCAGTTGCCGTAAAGGAGCCGCTCGCGGTCGATCTTCTGCATGGCCATCAGGTTGGCCCGGTAGCTGGGGTCTTTCCGAAGCAAAATTTCGTTCTCGTCAAGCTTGCCCCGGATGAAGGTAAAAGATTTGGGCCGGACCTCCAGGCCATACTCCGAGAGCAATTCCTCACGCGAATCTGCCCATTTGATCTCGTCCTCGATCCGCACAAACCATCGCAATACACTGGAACGCTCCTCGATGGCCAGACCTGTATCCGGATCGATCCACCAATCGATGAATCTCCGGAGCCAATGATCGGGGTGGGGCGGGTTGGCCGTCATACGGATGTAGGGCCGCACGCCGCACGCAGATCGATTGCGAGAGAACATATACCAGAACTGGCGATCGGTTAGATGCTCAACTTGGTCGAAGCAAATAAGCGGAATCTGGGACCCATCCCATTGGAACCTGTCTTGTTCGAGCTGCATATGGCAGAAGCGCACGGTAGACTTGGACGGGAAACGCCACTCGAAATCTGATTGCCTGGGGTAGCCTCTTGCGATCGGATAGATTTCGCAGGAGGTGTCCCACAGGCCCCCTTCGTTGCTAATTTGAGGGTAGGTACGGCGGAAGATGACGGTGGAGAAAAGAGGATTGGAAATATGGCGGAGGGGTTCCATGAGGAGAGCCCAACTTTTGCCGCTCCCGGCTATCCCCCCCCCGAGGGCGATATCGGCCCTGCTGGACAGAAATTGCCACTGCATGCCGGATTGGGGGGCGATGCGCTGTTGGGTGGTCGAAGTCATAATGAGGGCTCTTTTTCTTCCTCGTCCCTATGGTTGTCGGGAAGGATAATCACTCGCGAAGCCGTCTCGACCGGCCCACCGTCCTTGCCGGTAAGTTCCTGGCGGCTGGGGGCATACAAGCCCAGGATTTTACACCGCTGT